CGGCAAACGCTCGCCAACAGGGTTGAACCAATGATAATCACCTGCGTAATCTCCGTTTGGTTCGTCTGGGTAGAGCAATAACATCTTTGCAATTTCTGGAGCAGTAAGCCCGCTTGCAAGTGTCATATCTTTATACTGCCCTCCGACACCGCTATCAGTCTTATATGTAATCGCACCAGAAGTAAGCTGAATTTTGCCAGATACCCAATCCCACTTTAATGTTCCAGCTGTTCCAGGTTCTACAAGCGAGCCATCCGCCTTAATTGCTTTCCAGAGAGTAGAGGATGCCGACATATCACATTTGCTACCCATCGCTGCATTATTGTATGGAATGATCTGGATTTCTCCATCAACAAGACGCATGCCTGCATTCCACTCCCATACATTTCCGTTTAAGTCGCAAATGCCATCTCCGTGATGGTTATGGTTCCATGTTACAGGTCCAGAACCTGTGAAACATCTTCCAGTTTTTCCGCTATCCTTTGAAGATTCCTCGCCGTGTTCATGTGTATAAGCCGAATCTTTTCCGTAATTATTGTTTCCATGTGGCATAGTGCCATTCTTGCGGCACCAGAGAGCAATATAAGCCCACTCTGCCATTGTTGCAAGGTGGAAGCCCGCTCCTTTATTTTCGCAAGCCTTTCTTGCAGCATCCCAATTTATGGAATTTGCAGGATCTCTGTGTCCAAGAGAATATGCCCTTTCATTTACAATAATATTCTGATACTTGGAATAATAAAAAGCGGCCTTCTCGACACTGTCCACATTAAACGCATAATGAACATTATCGCTAAGACCGCTTACAAGCTCTGAATTTTTTCCTTTTGGAATTCTTACATAAATTGATGGCATTCCGATGTCATCCAGTAATACCACATTTTTTCCGCCTGACAGCTCGCTTACCGCAGCTGCCATCTGATCATAATTTCCCATAATAGTCCTCCTTATTCGATTGCATATAATTTGAGCGTAACATTTGCCATATTGAATGGAACAGGGGTTCTTTCCATAATTGTTTCGCTGTTGTTTTCTACATCAGGATCATAATCTGGATTAGGAACTTCCTTTTCAACATACTGCCTTGCTGGAATCTCAATTTGTGCTGCATACTTTTCACCAAGCTGGCCAGAAGTAATCATCCCATTCTTTGCAATGCAAATGTCAACACATTCATCATTATCTCTCTCCAACTTTTCGCAATTGAGCATCAGTTCATCAGCAAATGTAATCTTATTTTTCGATACACTGTACTCAATTTTCTTTCCAACATTTACCTCTACGACTTTCATCTGTCATACCTCCTTAATTCTCTGCAGGCTTCGCCTGTCTTCTGGGCTACGCAATCAGCCATATCTCTTTGTGCTTTGGTTGCATGTTCCGGATTGATACCATAATCACGAAGAGTTCTGTTTGTTTCAGCTTTTCTTTCGTCACTATGAATAATGATATTTGCCACTACACCGTACCTCCTCCCTGTACAAAGCAGCGAACAGTCACACTTTTAGCACTGCCTGTAAAAGCAATCTTAAAACCATTCACCTGCTTATCATAGACAACCACATCGCCAACATTTACAGGATTGCCTTGTACTTCTGTGATAACCCTATAATCCAATGTGCTACGCATATTTGCAAGCGCCACAGTCTTAACAGAATTATTAAAATAGAAATCCTTCGTGTTGGTCAATGTAACTTCGAGTTCCTCACCATCAACAGACTCTACGCTTTGCTGAGTATGCTTTACATTCTCTAACAAAAGAGCTAACATAAGCGAGTTGTTATGAATGCCCTGCTCCATGTGATTGAAGTGTTCGGCATCCATTGGAGTTCCCTCCTGGATAATCTCGTCCGAATTTTTGTCCTTTACTTCGTCAAGCCACTGTTCTGGCGTGTATGAGCCAGTTCTGTTGCCTTCCAAATATTCTGGTAATACATTCATCCCTATTCATCTCCTTTCTCGTAAATTGGAAATTCAAATTTAGCTAACACACCCTGATTTGCCGTCCTTTTAACGGCAACTTCCAGTCCTCCACAAATGCGACCGGTAATGTCCCAAAGGCGAATTCCGGTAATTGTGTGGGCTGTCTTGGGAGTGGTGAGCAAACTTACAATAAAAACAATCTTGTTGCCTGTGATTTTCTTACTATTGATTTTGGCATCATACCAATTTCCATTTACTTGGTACTGGAATTTATGAATAGACTCCATCCATTCCTGCCGTCTTCTGTTTAGAAAATCTTTTTCCCAGAATCCCATCTTGCTACCTCCTATTCTTTATTTCCACAGCTTCTGGTTCCACATCGCCTGATGGTAGCCGAAGCAATGAATACATTTACATCTGCCTCTGTTTCTGATGATGAAACAGCAAGCGTCTTATATGCTTTACCAGCTTTGTGCTCTGGAGAGGCATATATCTCGGTTGATGTTCCAAGCATTATATTTTCCTCAGCTTGTATGCCGCTCTGAACATCCACGGATAAAGAATCAGCCAGCACTCCACCGCCAGATGTTTGACGGCCAGAAGCTGGCATGTTGTATTTCTGTAAATATGTGCTTCCATCGATAAGAATATCTTTCGGAATTATCATTCCCTTCTTTGCCTTATTCGGCTTCAATCCTGCCACACTTTGTCCAGACTGCAGAAAGTCTACGATTTGTAGGTTGCTGTCAATCTCAATTTCTATATCCTTTTTAAGCAATTGTCCAAGTGTCGCATTATATGCAGTTCCGCCTATCCGAATTGTACCTGTTTTGCTTGATTCAAAAGCTGCTATCAGGGCATTCACATCCTGTTCACAGCGAACTTCAATTATAGTTCCAAGTGTTGCTCTCTTTGGGTGTGTGCCGCAAACAATAGTGTTGCATCTCGGTACTTCATAGGATGATATCCAAAAATTAAAGGCTACCTCAACAATAGCCTTAATATAATACTCGAATTCAATTCTGACTCCTGCCGGCTTTACCATCGGAACTTCACCCAATGTAACAACTTTTCCGCCCGGTGTAAGAAATGGCATTGTGAGGATAATCACGGCAGGAAGAGCCGGATCCTCTCTGTAATAAATCGGAGATACATCCCATAATAATGCCAATCCATCCATAAGGTCATGATAGGTACATTCATTTGTATTAACCAGCATCTGATACTTTAAGAACTGGCGGTACCTCTCATCGCTAATAACAGGATCTTCAACATCAATACCTGCAAGAACACCAGCTTCTTTTCGTGTAAGTGTCACAATATCTCCGACCATATCCAAATTCATACCAACAGCACTATCTAAATCTGTCTCTGCATCAAGCTGTTTGAATACCTTATATAAATCCTCTAATTGCTTTGCGAACACCGAAATAAGGGCTTCTATGTATTTCTTTCCTTGAAACTGTTGCGGTAAATCATCCAACCATTTATCAAGAATGTCCACTATACACCACCTCAATTCTCGTATCTACAACCACAATCTTCTGTCTGCTTTCAACTTTTATATTTACCTTTGTGTATTCATCGCTGGTCGGAATACGCTCTTTGTCTTTTGTGGCAGCACATTTAATATCTACATAAGTCACACCACCCACTGCAGAATAAATTCCATCATTGAATGTCTGTGACAACATATTGTCACCTGCCTGTAATTTGGAAGCATCTTTGACAATTGAATTTATCGCCAAGTTTGCATAATTTGTAGGGAGATATGATTTATCCGCATCCAATGTAACTTTCATCCAAACATAAATGTATTCCGGTCTATTGAAGCTTACAGGAATGGAATCTCCATACTCTGTTGCAACATTAACAGTAATAGAACCAAAAGTCTGAATGCCAGCAGCTTTTTTATCCAGAATAATGCTTGCAATACTTGTTTCATCTCCGCCATCCACTATTATTTCAACACTATGCGGAGGTCTTCCTTCCTCGTCTGTATCATCCGTATTGTTCTCATATCCTGTTGCGCTTTCTACATTCGGAACATTATTTATTAACTGAGAACAAATACTGTCTATCATCCTTGTAGAGCGAATAGCCGATTTTGCCAAATATGAATGTCGAAGTTCTACATCCGTTTCCTGTAACCTTCCGTATGTAGGTGCAATCAAATTCTCAACAGCATTGAACCCGCTAATATTTGTAATCATGATTGTTATCGTTCCGTTAGGAAATATAAGTTTTCCATAATCTATAGTTGCAAAATCAGCAAGTGTTGTAACGCTTGCTGTTGTTAAATTGTCAGAAAGCACAAGTATTCCACTCCTTGATGCCGATTCACTGATCACATCCAATGTAATATTGCTTTCATTCACAGATACCTTATATCCATCTGGATTTACAGCTTTACTCAGGCCTTCAATGATTGATAATTCATCATCGGACACACTTGTAAAACTGTACTGAACACCGTTTATTGATACAGAATATATAGCCCCTGTAATAGGAGCTGATACCCTTATTGATACCTTGTTGAAAGATTCCCTCGTTATAACAAATTCTGAAACAGCCGCCAGTTTAGCTTGTGGTGCTGTATTTGTCGCAACTGTAGCTCCCTGTCTTACAATCGTTCCATCATCGCCTGTACAATGCAATGTGTAATAACTGTATTTATTAGGGCTTCGTCGAATGCCACCGTACTGCACAGCATTATCAAGGCTTACTCCTTCAGCTGTAGACGGATATTTTGCATAATAACTGACCTGTGCCACTTCCCAAAGCTCGGAAATTTGTCCGCCGTATGTTGTTATTAGTACATTCAGAAATGATTGAGGATCCAATCTGGTGTTAAATCCAAATTTTCCAGAAAGTTCTGAATGAAGTTCCTCCAATATTTCATCCAATCTTTTAATCTCAAATCCTTTATCTGTAATTCCATATTCAGCCACCAATCTTCACCTCTTCCTTATATGTTTTTTCATCTGTAACAGCTTCGTATCGGATTACTGCCGACCTTTTTAAGCTATCAATTTCTATAGATACGTCATTAACTTCCGTAATTTCGTCTACATTGAAAATTTGTTCTTCTACCAATTCTTTAATCTGGTCTATATCTGGATTTTTCACAAAAAGATATTCAAAATACGGAACACCAGCTTCATCATCCCATCTCCATTCTTGAAAAAACCACTTTAGCCGAATTTTTATCTTTTGGCGAACAGAATTGGCAAGGACAATGTCTGTTCCCTTGAATGCCAAGTCACCATTACTGTCAAGCAATATATCCACTTCCTCGCCTCCTTCTTTATTTTGCCTTTGATGTGTCTCCGTGCACACCTGCATGTGTATGATTTTTCAGAGATATATTTCCAGCTTTTACATCGCCACTCACAATTAAATTTCCTGCGATTTCCACATTGTCTTTATTCACCGACACCTTTGTCGAACCATTCTGCAATATCAAACTCTTTTTACTGCAAGCCTCCCTCAAAGCAGCGTTGCCCTTATTGGACAATCCGGGGATTGCTATGGCACTTGTCAAGTCAAACCGAATATCGTTTTCTGATTCGCCGCCACCTATCCATGCATCCAATTCCTGTTCTGAAATGATTAGCAAGCAATCCATACCAACTGTTATTGGAAAGGCAATATAAATGTCATTCACCTGACTTTGAGGAATAATGACCGGTACTTCCGTTACTGTTGGGTATGCCATTTTTCTTCCAGAATCAGTAGTGTATGTTCCATAAGGTTTTACAGTTGCAAATCCTGTTCCTGCATTAAATGCCGTTATTTTTCCAGGAATCGCAGTATGCATTTCTTCCATTACCGACCTTGCAGCCTTTTCGACCTGTTCTACAAATTCTTGTAACATTATTTCACCTCCAAAAGCTGTGCTGTGCATATCCAATCACCTTCCAGATTGTCTCCGTCAATCGTCAGCTTGTAAACTCTAAAATATCCACGCACTTTGTCGCTTTCCAATCTTATATAATCATTCACTCCAATCGCTCCATTCAAAAAATATTTCACTTCATAGCCTATCTGACTATTGCTTTTTCCGTTGCTCGAATCGTCGCTTTCGGAGGATATAGTTATTCGCTTAGGCACCTCTAAAAGTCCCGTATCGGTACTTAAAAGATACGCCCTAGTTGTTATAGCCTCATTTGGTTTCCTTATCTGTAAAACCGAATTCTGAATAGACCATTTAAGACCACATGTCTTACATAGCTTTTTCAAAGCTGTTTTAGCTGCTCCTACATAGCTAAATCCATGCGGTAAGGTTTTGAATTTGCAACCTTTTGAATACACAACCGACACACCCATTTCTCCTGCAATTTGGTCAAATACCTCCTTGCTGTTAACTTTTCCAGAGCGAGAAATGGATATATATGTATCTCTCAAAGCAACCCTTCCGTCGACAACTTCTATTTCCGTCATTCTGTCTGCCCCATCCATTTCAGTTGACGATGTAACTACATTTCCTGCTAGAATCAATGCAATGTGATTGGCATATCCCGCCTGTAATTCAATTGTGCAATCTTTCGTGTCGAGGATGCTGAGATTGGCAGGGGATAAATTCCATATTTGTACCTTGGCTGTATTGGCAGTTTCTGATGTCGATTTTTCAATGCTAAAACTTATATGCAATGCATGCGGATTCTCGGTTGAAGTTTGACCGATTTGAAATCCGTTATGCCCCATTTTTCCAGCCTTCATAAGATATCTTCTGATAAAATTTTCCTGTGCCATTTTAATCCTCCCATTCATCCCAAGGTATAAAAACAAATTCTGCGGTTCCATTATTGAAAGATTCCCTTGTAAGTCTTGTTTCTTCACTAATTGCACCAAATATTCCATCTGGCAATGATGTGAAATTCATAAAATGTGTCAGTGGGAAATTAGGCACAATCTTGGTCGGAGAAATAATAGGATTTTCGTCTGTGTCTGATAATCCAAAGCTCCAAAAATCTCCTGTTCCATTGTATGTAAAGCGGATAAGATACTCTTTTTCTGCAATCGTCACCGACGATACACTATCGTTCATATCCGGAACTGTAATATATAGCATTTACCCACCTCCTACAAAAATCCTGTTTTTTTCCCGATGTTATATAATATAGAGCCCTTCTTTCCACCACTCGACTTGCCAGAGCCTCCGGATTTATTAGAGCCTCCAGATTTGCTTGTCGAAGAACTCGAAGATTTTGAACTACTGGATGACGTTGTCGCTTTTCCTGCACTCTTCTTCGATTCTCCACTCTGCAAAATATATTTAGGTATGTAAACCGTTTTTCTTTTGGTTATATACACTTTCTTTAATGAAAACTGTATCTGTCGTGCGTACCCAATTTCCGAACTATGAGAAATTGACATTGATGTGATTCCCATACTGGTATATATCTTGTCTGTAGTGACAACCTTTACCAATTTTCTCTGAAAATACAATTTCTCAAACTTCTCACATATCTTCTTGGTTCTGCCCGCAGAAGGGCTATGCCCTTTGCGATTTCTCCATGTAGCTGGGCTATCACTTATATATAGAGTGATGCTCAACTGAATAGGTTTTAATATAATTGTGTCTGATACATTGTAACCATTTTCAACAGGATACTCAGGAATGTCAGCAGAATAGCTGATATCCTCGCTGATAAGAGCATCCCCTTCTATTCCGGCAATGCTAACCGGTTTTAGATTTCTTGCCATTCCTTTTCACCTACCTTGCATATGCCAGCCCTTTAGCCATATAGCTTGTGGCATCCTGTGCCGACTGTTTCATGCCCTTCGATACATTCTGTTGTGCCTGTACATCACTGCCAGAGTAAGAATTATTGAAGGTATTGTTCTGTGTCACATTTGTCGTATTACTTGTGTTATTTACTGCACTTCCAGTTGCTGTTGCAGCTGAAGCTGTAGCTCCTTTCATAAGGGTTGATATGCCGCCTGCAAGCCCTTTAACTTTGTCAAGAACAGTGTCCTCGTTTGAACTGATACCTTCGGCTAGTCCACCCATAAAATCAGGCATCCAGCTCTCATAATCTGTTAATGGACCTTCATCCGGAACTGAGAAATGCAGAAACGATTTGATTTTATCTCCAATGCCTTTCACAGCATCCACAATCCCCTGCACACCAGACATAATTCCGCTCTTCAAGCCACCTATGAAATCTGCACCCCATTGAATAGCTTTTGACGGAAGGCTTGTTATAAAGCTGATTGCCGCATTAAAACCATCAACAATGGCAGTCTTGATATTCCCAACAGCACCTTTAATTCCACTCACTATATTATTAAATGTGGAACTTACGGAATTAGCTATGTTTGAAAAAATACTGCTGAAAAAGTTGTATATGGACTGCAATACTGAAACTATCGTGTTATAAGCAGAATTTATTGCATTTGAAATAGTGCTTGTTATTGTATTCCATATTCCTGTCAAGAAAGAAACTATTCCATTCCATATTCCAGAGAAAAATGCACTTATTGCACCCCAAATTGCGTTCCAAAGTGCCTGCAAAGCACCTAATCCAATAGTCAGAACTGTTGATATTGTGTTCCATGCCTGCTGTAAGAAAGCTACAATCATATCCCATATTCCAGAGAATATCTGTTTGATAGCCTCCCATGCTCCAGACCAGTTTCCTGTGAATACAGAACTTATAAAATTCGCAAGTCCTTTTATTACTTCAAGGAATCCATTTATAAATTGTCCGCAGTTGTCCCACAGTCCTTTAAACCATGCAAGTATTGTAGAACCCCACGCATTCCAAAATGTCTGGATCCATCCAAATACAGTTTCTATTACAGTCGCAATAGCATTGAATACAGCACTTCCGGCTTCATATAAAGCATCCCAAACCGCTGACAAAGCATCGAGAATAGCTTGCCATACTGACAATAGTTTATCCTTTGTGCTTGTTGTAGAACCATCAATACTATCTTCTGTTCCACCAAATATCGTTGCCGCTAACTGTGATATGAATGTCCACACTCCACTCAGAAAAGTTTTTATGATTCCCCAGGCTCTCATAAAGTTCTCTTTTATACTTTCTCCGTGCCTCTCAAAGAATCCTTTAACAGTGTCAACCCACATTCCGGCAGCTTGTTTGAGAAAATCCCATACATTAAGCAGGAACTCTTTCACTTTCTGCCAAGCTTTAAAAATGGCTTCCCGGGCATTATCTGCACCAATGCCTGCCTTATCGAAAATCGTGCCGATAACTGAATCATTCCCCATAAGGAAATTGATGAAATCCTCAACAATCAACGCTAGTAAAACAACCGCTGCCACTATTGCCAAAGTCTTTAGGTTTGCCAAGCTGAATAAGCCTTTCATCTTTGTAAGTAATGTAATAAATGCTTTTGCTCCAGATATGATTTTGCTCCAATTCATCACAATAAAAAAAGCTCCGGCAATAATAGCCAAGAGCTTCAGAGCGTTATCAACTCCACCAAGTTTATCTATAACATTTTTCACCATTCCCATGCCTTTTTTAGCCCCTATCTGCAAGGTCTGCATCATTCGATCAATAGCTGGCTTCAATCTTTTTACTAAAGCATGCATACCATTGAATGCTTTGGTTAGGATTCCTGTCTCTGATGTCAGCTTTTTCATTCCCACAGTTGCCTTTGATACTAGGGAATTTAGCAGTTTTAATACCATTACTGCCGGCTTTAAGAACGCATTTCCAGCCGCCGCTTTCAAATCCTGCACATTCTGTTTCAAATTACCAAGCTGATTGGTCCATGTATCAGATTCTCTGGCCGCCTGTCCTATTGCACCAGAGGCTTTATTCGCATCCTCAACCATCTGCAGTAATGTCAGCTGTTTTTCCGCTTCTGACAAGTCTTTAAACGACTTTCCGTACAACGCATTTGCGGCTGTATTTCTCGTTGTCTCAGTACATGAAAGACCAAGAGCAGCGTCATTTTCAAAATTACCTTTCAAGAAAGACTGGAGGGAATTAGTTACATCCTCTATGCTTCTATCGTAGAATGCGGCAGAATCCGCAACGGCTTTCATGGATCTGTCAGCAATATCTAATGCGTCCGCCTGCTCCATTCCTGTTGTCTTTGCAAATGCGGCTATCTGGGTAAAACTGCCCTTCATTCTATTTACAGTTACTCCAGTATCATCAGCAATCTTATCAAGCTTGTCTGAAGCGTCCTGCTCTAAATCTCCAAACACCTGCGAAAACTGCGATTTTAATGCCTCTGCATCTGCCGCAGCTTCCGCCAAGTTTGCAATACCGGCAATTGAAAAGCCTATTCCAATAGCGCCTAAGAGCTTTGAGGCCATATTTTTTACACCTTTAATGGCATTCTCTGCCGCACTGACACTTTTCTGATCAACTTCAATACCAAATGCAACCGCAATGTCTCTTATCGTCAATGCTATTCCCTCCTTTCTCTCATTTCCTCAGCCTTTCCATTCTGAATATCCATATCCATACGATATAAAGCATATAGCTTCAATGCCTCATCTAAGGTGTAATATTCCTTCAACTCAAACATTGAAGCTAATTTAGCTTTAATCAGTATGTACATTCTTAACTCCAGCTCGGAAAATTGCGAGGTGTCAAGTTTTCCGTATTTTACAATATCTTCCTCATCTTCTTCGCTATAGACTCGCCTACTTTCCCAGATGGGCCGGCGAGTCTCTTGAAAAAACCATTGAAGTTCAAACGGATAACATAAAAAGCGAGAATGAACATGTCCTGTACATCCCCGCAAAAAATCTCATTTACGATATCCATATCAAGTATTTCCTGTGAATACTCTCCTGTCTCCACATCGTCCTCATCCATTACAGGAAGTTCAACGACTACATTCTTATGAGTAATGAGCAATTTTTTCATCATCGATTCAACTTTGCTACCAGAAAACCCTTCCATACTCTTTGAAATGGAAGCGGCCGCATCATTTACATCAATGTCCATCAAATCTCCATCTTCTCCATCGCTTTCATTGTCGCTATTGCCTACAAGCGGCATAAGTGCTGCAAGAACCGGGGTAAGCAACGAAGCTAAATCTCCCGTAAGGTTTGCGGCAACCATAGCTGGAAAAGGTCTTATATAAAAATTCAGACCTCCAATCGTTTCCTTCTTTGGTTCAAGCTGCTTTAATCGTGCCATATTTTACCTCCTAACTTTCTACACCATCAGCTACTACAATCTCCCACTCGCGATTGTTCTGTGCTTTTCCGTAAGTTTTGCTTGCGGGCTTAGTAATCCAGCCTGTAGATGCGCTGAATTTCTCATTGCCAACAAGATCCTTCACTGTAACAGGGAAAAATCCCTTACCATTTTTCTTCATCTTCTCATACATCTTCTTGCAATATGCATTTGTTTTAGAGTTCTGAAGAACAGATACCTTTACGGTATAGATGGATGACGGATCCACACTCACGCAGACTTCACCATCTGCTCCTGCCACATAGCTGTTTCCATCGCCAGCAGGCTCAATAACAATAAAGCTGTCATCAGCAAAACCACTTGCAATATGGTTTCCGAGTGCAAGCGTTATCTTTTTCGGATTATAAGTTGTTACTCTTGGCATTAACCTTCACCTCCTTCTATGCGTACACAAGGTTGCCACTGATATTTACTACTTGGATTGCTCCTGCTAACTTGGCGGTAAACTTGCAGCCTGTCAACTGTCTGGATGCCTTTTCTGAATCACTCATACTTGAGGATGAAGGCACAGTTATTGTGTATCCCGGAATTTCATTATCATCATCGTCATACTCTGTAGGCGCAATTCCTCCGACTTTCTGCCCCACTTTTAACGATTCCTCCATCTTGCCTTCAACCGCAGTAATACCTTCATCAGTAAAAGGCACTTTCGTGTTCAACACAAGAAGATTAAATACTCTTTCCTGCATGTCATTCTTTAACCAATCTCTGAATCGAATTGTGTCAATCCATTCGTTTGCAAGCACCTTGCCGCCCATCGAGCTTGTGACGTTCTTTTTAGCATAAGTTGTAAAATATGTAATGCAGTTTTCATCGCAATATTTTTTCATAGCAGTGGATAACTTACACGGATATACGGCCGCCAGTGGTTTTAACCCCCATGTTTCGCTTCCAGGATCATATCCAAAGCACTTAGCCATCATTGCTAAAGAAATGTAATAATTTTCATCTGGATTGCTCTCAACATCTGGTACTCCACCGCCATAAACAGCAAAGCTGCGGAAGAAGTTTGTTGTGCTGACCGGTAATGTTTCTCCAATAAATGTAAATCCAAAGAGTTTGTCATTGGATTCTGTCCATTTGATAGCTTCTTCAAGGTCAGTCTTTGTGAGAAATGTCTTTGATAAGGCAATTCCATACCACCCGCCAGCTTCTTTGGCTCTATCAAGTGTTACGCTGATTTTTTCATAAGTAACAGGGTCTGTTTCCTCGCTTGTAACCTGCCTTGCAACAACATAGATAAGACTTGGTGCCGGTGACTGAGAAAATGCCACACTCGCCATAATGTATGCCTGTGATTCTGTTGAAAATCCATAATCCACAAGCTCAGATGCCTGTGAAATACTAACGACCTTTGTTCCAATATTATCTGTAGATTTCTTTCCTGTTTCCGGACCTTCGACAACAAGGAGCACATTGCTAAAGCTCTCATCGCTTGAACCGGGAGTAGAAATTGCAATATCCATCTTGACAATATCATTAAGATTATTTCTAATCGCCATTGTCTGTTTCCTCCTGTATTTTTATTTCTTCTATTGCATAGGTTTCTACCTCTGCAAATTCTTTCATTCCTCCACCGCTCGGGTTTGGAACTGCTTTGCTTTCCAAAACTCCATATTTTCCATCTGCTAATCCGACATACGATACCGTAAATTCGCACATTGAACGATAATTAAATTTCGTGTCTCCAATCAGCTCTGACAAATCCCGTATTGGTGGATTCATAACAATAGTTACATCTTTTTTTGCCAGCTCTTCTGTTATTCCGTCCGAATCAAGAAATCTGATAAACTCTTCCAAGTCCTCAACTGCAGTATTTTCATAGTAGTTGCTGTTTCCAGCTTTAACTTCTCTTCCCACAGTGTACAAATTGATTTCGAAAATGAAATCATAATTGTAATATCTATGTTCTCTTTCATCGTCTGACAAAGGAAAAGCTGACCTATTCAAATTGCTATATCCAAGTGTTATATATGGCGGTTTAGGTGTTACACCTTTGGTTTTCGTCCACACCACCATCGCTCCTGGATGATATCGCTTAACAAGTTCGTAAATGAACTTCTTAACCTCCGAAAATGTCATTCTGTTTCCTCCATTTCAGAATTGCTCGGCTCTTTGTTCTCGCTGACTGGTATCAGCTTAAATGTTGATGTCCAATGCTTTAAAATTGTATTCCTGCTTAGGCGAGAAGACATACATTCAAACCATCTTCCATCATACAGAAGCTGGTCTGATCTAACACATTCTTCCTGTTTCGATGTTCTGATTGAAAAATTACCAAATGTTTTCAACATCTGTTCATCTCTGCTCCCGCCAGCTTCTATCACTTCATCATCCGACATAGTCTGCACATCAAGAACAACTTGGATGTCTTCGTATCCGGCAGTCGGATATCCATCTATAATCTGGTCTTCCCCATATCTTCTCAATGTGTATGTGTTTCCAAAGAATGGCATTAGTCAGACCCTCCTTTCTCCTGTATTACATAGTTAATTGACTGCCTCATGCGGCCTGTATCAATCAATGGCTTATCAGAACCTTTTCTTTTAATCGTTTCCGGAGAATTCGGAACAAAATCGCCATTAACAATCTCTTTCTGTATCAAGCCTTTCTGAAACACTCCTATTTTCTTTAGTACATCTTCTGCAGAGCCACCTTTTACCAGCTGCATCCTCATTGACTGCAAAAAGGCATTGATTTCAGAAGAATGAGCGTCAACACTATCTCGCAGGAATGGTCTCGACGGAATATGGACAGTTCCAAGTTCATTGAACATTGCGATATCAACCAAATCCACACCATTATCGCTACCGGCTCCCTGCTGTATGCCTATTCGTACCTCCAGTTTGTCAAGGTCCTCTAACATCTTCTGAAACTTCTTGCCATCAGCAGTAACTTTCTCTCTGACTTTAACCGCCATAATCAACACCCGCCGACACAATAGTAACAATGCAACGCTTTCTCAAATTGAGATACTGCATGCCGTATACTGTTAATCCAAATTCTGAATCCGTCGCAGTGTTTCCTGCCTGATTATTGGAAAAGGACACCGATGTCTCACCTTCCGAAACAGAAGATAATCCAATGGTGTCCCCTATCGTTCCTATGCCGATTGTCTTTCCTAAACCAGACATTTTCATTTTATGTGCCGCTAAATATGCCAAAGCCTGCGGATACAACTTTCTGAACCTCTTTTTGCTGATTAGTGGCTCTGCAAGAGATATGAAAGCCTGTATCGTATCATCTGACACCTCCGCAAACTCATTCATAGTTTTCCGAATAATTTCAAAGGCATCCATAACAGCCACCTCCTATTTGCTGAGTTCGGCTATGATCTTCTCCTTCAAAGTTTCAACCTTATCATCGTCGTTTACTTCAAGTCCCATACCGGCAGCCTTAGTAAGCAGCTCGTCTTTCTTCATGGTATTAACAGCCTTAATTTCAGCTTCTTTAGAAGCTGCGGCTTTTGCCGCTTTCTCCTGCTCCGCCTTATACTTTGCAATAGCTTCCTCTTCGATACGAGCTCTATCAAGGTCACTAATACCTGTGTTCTCCTCTGCGGAAACATTCTGGGAGTCAACCACAATTCCTTTCTCCAGATAATAAGAAATTACCGGATGGGTTTCCATTCCCTCCGGTAACTCTAAATCCGCTCCAGGAAGGAGCGGCTCTCCGTTGATTCCGATAATCTTTCTCGACTTATTGATAATCTTCATAATGTCATTCCCTCCTTAAATTCCGTATGCAAGAAGCATTGATAACGGATAATAAATGATAAGTCCAGCAGTTCTTGTTTCGCAAGGAATCTCTGTCTCGAGTTTCTGCACCTGCAATGGGTACTGGTAGAACGGAAGCGGAATTTCCAAACTGAACTTTTCCGGATCCTTCGTGTACATAAACGCAACATTCTTTCCTGTAGGATTGATATCAGTAGCGGAATCCTGTAGCTCTGCCATGCTCTCGAAGTTCTTTAAGTATGGTGCATGGTCTTTGATAAAGCTGAGTACAGTAGTCTCCGTATCTGGAATTCTTCTTGTTGAAAGATCCATGTAAATGTACGACGGAAGAGCTAATGTATCAGGCTTTTCGATAGACATTGTAATCTTGTCAACAAACTTCTGCATGCCATTGATATCCTCAAGAATCTGATCAGCAGTCTTATGTGCCCAGTCTGTGTACTTCTTTCCATCAACTTCAACCTCAGACAAAGTGTACAGAGGAATGTCGGTACCATCAGAGAAAATGCCGACGAGGTTATGTTTCTTATCGCCTGCAAAAGCAATCTTATTAACCATATAATCTGACGCTCTTCTTGCAGCTGCACCTTTTCTGGCATCAAGAGACTTTCCTGCCATTCTGGAAGCTCTCATTTCCTGCACATTGTAACCATAGCTGTCACCGACAGACTTAATAGAAGCAGTGTGGGATTCGCCCTGTACATCAACTCTAGGAAGGTCTGTGGCATAATTGTTAATGATTGCCGCCATACCGGTAATATCATAGCTGTAATATGTTGTGGTCTCTGCTCCCTCATTAACCTCAGAAGTGATAGGGAAGTAAGACAATGCAGAGAGCTCCGGATACTGCTTGTCATAAGTCTTTGTCTTTACCTGGTCAAGTTCTCTGGCAAAGAATACAGTTGCAGATTCAACGCTATCAAAACGAAGCTGCTCACTTCCCGCAAGCCCCTTAACAAGGGTAGAACCCTTTAATGCACTGTAATCATCCATGTTAAAATCTTTCATTCGTGAATACCTCCTTCTTATTTCTCCGCAGCTTTCACAACCGCACCCGGTCTGAACTCTGCGTTTGCAATGCCATTATCAGTTTCTCCAAGGAAAATAGCATTTACTTCCACCTTGGTTGCTGAATCTGCAGATGTTGTGAACTTTCCTGCCTCATCACCATCCGTAATTAAGTAAACCTTCTCCTTGTATGCAGGTTTAGCTGCTGCTCCAGTCTGCACCCAAATTCTTCCAAAATGAAGGCAGCCTACTGTACGCTTGCTGTTGATGGAAACATTGTTATCCATATCCTTTTCCACCATAACAGAATTGTGTACTACAACACCCTCAAAATCATCAGATGTTGCACCTGTTGCCGGAAGTTTTACGTCAGTGCCTTTATTTGTTCCAACGACAACACCAAGACCAAAGGCAACACCATCACCTTCCGCCTGTCTTGTTGTAACATCATGGGCTGATAAATCAAACAGCCCGCCGGCCACTCCTTTAGGAAAGCCAAAGCCATAACTTGTCTGTACTGCTGTGCTCATTACTTTCTACCTCCTGTCATATTCGCAATCATTTTCTTACGAGCAGATGTTGAATTACTAACCTCTTTTGCATCCTTGCGGACCTTATCAGCTGCAATTCTCTCTCTCTGATCATTAGTGCTCTTTCTCTCATGGAATGACTGCTTTGCAATGTCATAAGCTGCATTGATATAGCTGTCACTCTTTCCATCAAGATTCATCTTCGGATTAACTGCCTTGATAATGCGTTTTCTTCCTTCTCTTACTGAAAGCCCTTCAACTCCATCAAGGTTTAATCGGTCAGCCATTCGGCACACATCAAGGCGGTCCTGAATAATTTTATCCACAGAATCCATGTTTACTCCTTTCTGTTTCTCCGGATTGCATTCTGCACCCGCTCCCTCATCATCCGAATCTGTGTTTTCGTCTGTAGGAGCAGTTTCATCTTTCTCTCCAGTATCTTCTCCTTCATCACCATTCATATCGCTCTGAGCCTGCATCTTGTCAATCTCCTGTAAGAGAGTATCAAGATCTGCTTTCTGCTCTGCAATAATATCCTCTGGCGACATACCATCACCCTCGGCATCTCTGCGGTCAATATTCTCCTTGACCTTTTCAACAGGTGTCTTTTCCGGTTCTCCATTTTCCTCCGGATTAGCCGCTGGTGTTTCCTCTGGATTTTCTCCATCAACTCCCTCACCAGTTGCCTGATTTGCGGCTTTCTGAGCCTTGAATAATGCAATAGCAGCTTCCATCTCTTCTGGTGTAAGCTCTTCGCCCTCATCAGCTCTGCGGCCTTTTGAATTAGGTTTGTACATAATTACTTTGCCTCCTTTTAAGATTTGTGTATCATCATCCTTGCCATCGATATTCAAGCGGGCAGTTTCTCCCGCTCTTGCTTCTCCGACAAGTGCAAGATGATTGATTTCGATATTTTTCTGAATACAATCGTATTTCTCTCCGTGATATACTCCCGGAGTATCATCAGTATCAAGGCTGTATCCAAGGGATAACTCTTTCAATCCGCAACTTTTCAAAGCATTTGTATCATGAATAATAATCTCACAGCGAACGCTATCTCCATCCCTGTATCCTTCACTCATAATTGTGCCTATCTGTTCTCTGCGGACATTCTCCTTATCCACTTCTCCAGCATCATGTGTAATGATGATTGGTTTGCCCTTGTAACTCTCCAACGATTTCTTGTCAAAGACATTCTCAGGCAATCGGAGTTCCCTCCGTGTGCTTCCATCATCATTCTTATACTCAAATATGCCACATGTAGTCACAATTGGGTGATCTACAAGATAGCCTTCATCTGTGTAATAAGTCTGATCCATGGAAATGCTGTCAATTCGTTTCAGCTTCACTTTCTGCACCTCCTGCTTTCTGTCACTTTTTCAATGCAACCACTTCCTTTCAAACTGGCAAATCCAGATTATCTATATCAAACACCGGAATTGCACAACACCGGCATTGATAATCCTGTCCAGGATGGCATTTTCTGCCATTTCCTACATCTGGCGGATTGTCCCAGCTGATTATCTTTCCTTCCAGCTCTCTATGGCTTTTCCGCTCTCGTCTATCCATTACTCCAGACCATTCATACTTTGACACACCAGCATCTCTCTGTTGGCTCTCCGTAATATCAGCATTAAGCTTCGCTGTCTGGTCTCTGGCTATTAGTTTTGCATGACGCTTACTCATTCCATATTGGTGCTGAATTTCTCTTACGATATTCGTTGTGGTTGAGCCTTTCATATAGCTTTCATAAACCAGTTCCTTCATTCGCTCAAGAGATTGATTAGGAACCGTCTTTATTAAGTCCACATTGTCAGACACCCACTTTTCCAACATCTGTGCGTAATATTCTCCAGAATAATAGTCATCAAGCAAATCAATACCTAATGTCTTACTTACTGCTTTTTTCCATTCCCGAACTGTGAGTTTGTGATTAAGGTTGGCAATTCTATTTATCTGCCTTTTCAAATCATAAAGTCCAAAGGCACTATCAAGCTCTCTCTGAATAGTCTTAAAAAGAATTGTAAGGCGGACTATTGTATTATCCAAAGCTGAAAACCGAGCTGTCCTGCGTTTCTTCTCGTTATCTTTCTTGGAATCAGTATGCAGCTGTGTACCATCATTGAGTATTTGCTTAATCTCTGGTATATACTTCATAAGCACTTCTTTCTCAATGGTCATATAGGCATTTATCAATCTTACATACTCTCTTTCTGCACTGTCAGGATACTTGGGTCTGTATTTGCATCGGATAATCTTTTTCCCCTTATTCCGCTCTTTTAATTCAGACCGCAACAGTTCTTTTCTCAATCTTTCATCCAAACTCTCACCTTCTCTCATTGCCTCTTATTCGGAAATTAGCTTATAATCGTCTATTTGACTGTTGACACTAAAAAAGCCCCATAATGCCACAATTAGCGGCACTACAGGGCAAAAGAAAAGAGCCTCACGCTCAGCAAGGCTCGTATCTTATATTCCAAGTTCATCCAAATACTCAATAATATCGGATGATGTTCTCTCTGGATTCTCTTTGATGAAATCAATGACACTTTGAATGTCCTCTTCATCCTGCTTTTTCATTGTACAGTTTATTCCATACACAAAGTCATCGTATGTGTCTGAGACATTTTCAGTCAATTCCTTCAATTCAGCTAATAACTGTTCTTTCATAGGACAACCTCCTTAATCTGTGGATTCCTTCATGTATATTTCGTAATCATCAAAGCCATGGTTTCTGAATCGATATACATAAGCTGGGCTATCTGGCTCATTTGAATGCGTCCTTATATAGCAGCTCGACTTACCCTTATACTTTGCGTGATACACATTATTTATATCATGCGTCACCTTCGCCTTTTCCTTTGCAGTCATTGGCAAGGACTGGGATTTCTTTTTCTTAGAGCCGCTCTTTTCATTCTTTTTTCCGCTACCCTTTGGGTATCTTCCGGAGCCAGGACCTCCATCTGCTTCCATATTACTTTGACTTACCTCAGCTGTCAACCGAATTTCATCCAGTTGCCTTAGAAAGTCCTCAAGTGAAAGTCTAAACGGAAGGAATAAGTCCATGTCAAGAACACTTCCTACATCTTCAAAACGGGCATCTTCCATCTCTGTATTAAAGCATATTGGATTTCCATAATACTCTGTGCATAGAAAAACCTGCGAAGGACAATATTGTTCGGACATACCAGAAATCAAAGTTACTGGAATTATATTTGCTATATTGATGCCAAATTCTTCCCTTGTTTCTCTTATAGCCGCATCTTCCGGTGTTTCCCCTATTTCAATATGTCCTCCAGGTCCACACACAAGTCCATTGTCTTTCCTTGTGCCAACAAGCACTTTCCCATCTTTCACAACAATGACACCGCATCCGGTAGGAATAGTTGTATCCGTTGCTGAATCAGTTTCAGTTTCTTCCTGCTCCTTTGGTGCTTTTGTTTCTGCAGACAATGCTGTATTCGATGTTTCGGCTGATTCATTGGCATTAACCGGAGCATCATCTACCATAGCCTCCCAATCGTCTTCATCATCCAGAATATCATTAACAGTAAATTCTCCGTTCTCTGCCAATCGCTTTCTGACTTCCGAAGCATCAAGAGCCTGCATATCGACATAAACCTGTGCGGTCTGTGCCTTTGTAAGTTCAGTTGCCGCCTTCGTCTGATCAACCCCAGCCTGTTCCGCTTCACTTAGATTCCAAAGAGGTTTAAATTTCAGTGTATAATCCGGTATTTCCTCGAACTCGCCTTTATACTTTCCGGCTATCAAGATAATATCAATCAGCACTCCAAGATTTCTTTTGAGGTTCAACTTCTGAATCTTATTCACATAGGAGTAATAGTTCTCCATATCTCCCTCTCCAGTGGAGTTTTCGCCGGCTGGTGACCTTCCAAAGAGCTTCGTCTGTGGGATGTTTGTTACTGCCGAAAGCATATTGCATGTCGCATCGATAATATCCTTTACTCCGGAAAATGTCACAGTCTTATAATCGTAATCTTCTCCGTTCGCATCAATAGCTATAGAATTGATGATGCCTTTTGCCATATCAATTATACGCAATCTTCTAAGAACAATATCCTCACCTTCGTCTGTTTCCAGAAGATTGGCAAGGTCGTTCATCTTGTATATTGCCTGTACTGCCCTGTCAAGCAGTTTAACACCATTTCCATGTGATGTAACAGTCTCCTGCAAGGCTTTATGTATTCTCGTGTACTCTGGCATACCAAAGAACCGATACTCCGTCCTTGAGCTTGACTGTGGCAGTGTTCCATTCTTGAAAAGGAGGCATCTGCTCTCGTGCACTCTGAACTGTCTGCCATACATAGGCGATATGTCGTAAAACTCTGGCTTTCCAAATTTGGACCATTTACCAGTCTTCGGATCATGATTGTATATGCTATTGTAGTCTGGTGTAATCAGTGGTCTTTCAAACACCAGCAATTCATCAATGCCTCTGATGTTATCCCAATCAACAGGTTCATCAATCTGTTTGCCATCATCAATAATCATAACCATAAGCGATCCGCCATAAAGTCTCGACCATTTGATAGCTGTAGAAGCTGCACCCTCAAAGTCCAACTCGTCAAGTGAATCATTTATAAATGTTTCCAGGTCAACATCATTTACACCATATTCAAATCCACTACTAACAGCATCATCAGATGGGATATCTATTATCTTAGCGAACAATCCGTTTTCCTCGTAGTTCAGTGTGAGTTCCACATCTGTTACAGGATCATCACTCTCAAAACGATACTGCTCTGACACATCATCTTGAGTACCATACTTATTCATCAGATTCTTATATCCATCTGCTCTGCTTTCTTTCTCATTGTCCTGCATTTCCTCACCTCCTAATCTACGAGACTTCCGATATTGAATGTCTTTTTCTGGTAGCAAGACAGTGCAACCGCATCTGCTCTATCCGGGGAATCAATTCCTCGTTTCTTCATTTCCTCTTTGCTTTCAAGCAGCATCTTCCCCCTGCTCGTCAGCCTATATTTCCTGCAAGTAAACTGAGCAACAAGCTCATTGTCATTTTCCAGACTTACTTCCTCCATCATCAAGGCATCTTTCACTGTGCCCCAAAGATATGTTGTCATATTGTCGTAAATATCACAGGCTTTCTGTTTCCCATCACCAAGTGTTTCTTCCGGAACTTTACCTGCGGCATTAACCGGAACAATTACCATTCGTGTGAGCTTTTCTTCCTGCTTTACTTCCTCAAGACGGTCTGTAACCCCGCCACCAAGGCCGCAATCATCAATGTTAATGTATATCTTCCCTCTGTATCGTGGAAACTCTGTTATAGCTTGTCTATAGAGCTGTACTATCTTTCCAACTGTCGTCATAAGGCTTTGCCCTCTGAACGATACAGGAAGCGTTATTCTTCCTCCTACGTTCTTAGCAATAACTGTTTCATCCGAGCCATATCTCGCAACATCCACACCGAATGATATTCGCTTAATAGGAACATCGTCTGGCAAATCCAGCATACAGCAATGTTCTACTATGGAAAGGGCTATAAACACATCATCTTCCTGCTTTGGAAATTCTCCGAACACACGGACAAGAACAACATTACTGTCTTTCCCATATTTCCGTATGAGAGATTCGATATTCTGCTTGTTGGTTCTCTTACTATCTGCAGACGATACCGTATGGCACCTGTATATCGACCTATCCACATTGAAAGCATCGTAAAATGTTCCAGATGTTCTTGTAGGGTTTCCGCACATCAGCAGCTTATTGTTTGCTCCAGAAAGAGTGCCAAGTATTGCTTCCATGATAGGATCTGCAACACCAGAAGCTTCATCAACAATAAACAGCATATTGTCCTCGTGGAAACCTTGCATATTCTCTGGCTTTGTAGCAGTCCTAGCTACGGCAAACCAACGCTTTTCGTTGCCAACCATATAAATATAGGTCTTCGTCCATTTGAGGATGTCTGAGAGCAAAGGAGACTTGCTCATCCACTTGCTGACTTCGGACCACAATACATCGTGCAACTGCTGTTTGGTAGGAGCTGTTGCAACAATTCTCGGATAGGGATAGCAGCATAAAAACCACAGCAGAGCAACGGCTTCCATACCTGTTTTTCCAACACCCTGTCCAGACTTGATTGCAACCTTTGGGCTTTCCGCCAAATCCATCAAAGCTTGTTTTTGCCAATCATCAGGCTCAAACAGTAATACCTCTTGTGCAAATAGCACCGGATTTTTCCTGTATATTGGGATTTTCTTCTGGAAGAATTTTCTTCGTAATGTCCGTGAGTTCTTATTCATCTTCGCTCACTTCCTCTCCCAATACAGCTGCAATCCAATCATCAACCGCATCGTTGCCAGCACTTTCACTTTCAAGCCTTGCCTTTTCTATGCGATACTTGGACAACGCTTCAATAGCCTTTGTCTTTTTGCTCTGCACAGTAGAAAGTTCCTGTTCCAGCCTCGCTATGATCATATCCTTATTGGCTGTGTGTGTTGCTATATTATAGGACTTACCCGGAAGAATTTCTTTATTATCAACTTTCTCCTTCTGGCGCCTATCGTACTCTGCCTCTTCCTCTTGGTCTTTAAACGAGCGTTTTGATTCGCTTCGGTTCACATCCATTACCGCAACCTCTCCTTTTTGTTCGCGGTATTTATTGATTGCTTTAAGTATTCTTCGCTCTCTAATCGAAAAAAGCTGTATCTGTTCCATCAGTTGAAGCTCTGTATCTTCTGGAATAGACCCAAGAAGTTCCTGCTCATCTGAATCCAACGCATCCATAAATACAGGAACATAACCGCCATGCTTTGTTCTGTCTGGTGGAGGGTTCGGATTTGGATTGCCAGAACCGCCTTTTGCATTCTGATTTTTGGGTTGACCTCCCCTCTTTTTCTTTTGCAACGTTGCATTTTTCTTCTCATTTTTTTTCGCAACGTTGCACTTGTTTTTTTTTGAGGCTTTTCCCCATCCGTACCGGTTCTTCCAGCTGCGGACTGTTCCATCTGAAACTTCCAGTTTCTTAGCAATCTCAACCATTGCCATACCATCATTGAATAGCTTTTCAGCTTGTGTTACTTTCTCGCTCGGTGCTCTCGGCATATCACCACCTCTCTCCTGTTCGTTTTGCAATCGTGGACGCACAAAAGGGAGGGTGTATGCCCTCCCGTGTGTCACTCTCACGAATATTTATTGTTTTAACATTAAATCTTCGTTATAAACTCTGCTTTTGAATAACCTTGATTTGGTTTAATCATCATATTCAAAAAGTCCTCTTTGGAGAAGTCCGATAATCGGAATATTTCTTCTGGTCTCATGCCAAGCTGCTTACCGATTTCTTCAACAGATTTCCCTTCTCCCATAAGCTCTTTAACAATCGCTTTCATAGGTTCAAGCAAATGTGTACCTCTTGCCCTGTTGTGGGTTACAGTACCGTAAATATTACCGGCTTTATCCTTATGTTCTACAATTACAACAGGAACCTTGCCTTCAAGCATTGATTTCAGAGGTTCTTCTCCCGCAACAGTCCATCGGTGGAAACCATCAATAATCGTGAAATCTGGTCTCACAACAATTGGTAATGTCCATCCATTGGTTAATATGGATTGCTTCAGCAATTCCAAATTCTGTTTTGACACTTTATTTGGGTTGTAATCGTTTGGTTTTACCATGTCCCTGTCTACCCATTGGAGAGTAGAAAGCGGGCTACTCAATTTCTTATCCATTTGTCATGCCCTCCTTCTTTTTGGCTTCTGTAATGTATTTACCATAGATTCTCTGATATAAAGCACGATAGGAACGCAGCTTTGGATCACCAGAAATAAGTCCTTCATATATAGCCTTGCAATCCTTATTGTCCGCAATAGCAGAAACACTCATAAAAAAGTTCCTGTATCGTTCAGCAACATATCTCTTGTGCTTTGTTTGGAAATTTCCGTTCATATCTGAAAACAATTCCAAAAGAGCCGCTTTATAATCTTTCTCAGCCATTCCCTTCTCATTTTGTTTTCTTGCAGCTGTGCTCCTACCAAACATCTCACTATCCCAATATAAGGCTGCGAGATATGCGTTAGGTTCCCGTCTTACTATCCGTTCCATAAGGTTTGGATAATACTCATTCATTTTGACAAGGCTCTTTGCCGTGTCAATCGAAAAGAACTGTGATACTCTTAATTGTCCTTTTCGTGTCCCAGACTGCCATAAGAACAGGTATATTTCCGGTATATCAACCTTTTCTCGAAGGAGGTAAAGCCATACATCATTATTGGTCCAATCGTATATCGGAAAGACCTGGTGCTTATTTGTCATTGTCTTTCCAGCTTTAAGCATAGTTGCAATATTTTGCAATCTCTGCACGGATTCCGCTGTCCTGATTCCAGTAATTGTTATTCCTCCGCTGCATATTCTTGGAAGAAAATCCTGATATGCATCGATACGAGGTCTTAACAGTGGATGATTTCTGATTGCGAATGATGGTGGCTGTCTTACCCAAACGTCTTTTTTATATCTGTCCCAACAAATAAAAGTTTCATCGTTGGACAACTCATTAAAGCAGTTGTAGTGTTTTACTTCTAAGCAATACCACTCAAACTTTGCTCCAATTAGCATAAATTTCTTTCGCCATTCTTTCACCTTATCTTCCATGCAAGGGAAAATGGCTTCCTCGTCTATAAATTGTACAGTAAGCTGTGCCGGATTGATTTCCCCTGCCTGTACAAGCTCCATAACAAGCTGTGCCATACAAAGGCTGTCCTTACCACCGCTGAAAGACATATACACCGGCAATCCGTTTTGGAATACATTTCTTATACGGATTTTGGCGGCCTTTACAACATCTATACTGGATTCACACCGCTTTATAGCCATATTTTCTCCCCGCATTTCGGACAGATAACAAATTTCTTTACTTCGGTGGTATCTTCACTGTCCTCTGACATATCCTGTTGTGGCTGAGCAAGCGGCTGCGGTGCTGGTGTTTCCTGCTCCGCCTCCGCTTTTTGAATCTGCTGTTCTTTTCTTTCTCCACTTTCTTTAATGCTCTGGATTTCTTCATCATCCAAAGTTCCATACTCGGAGAGCTTTTCTGTAACATCCTCTGCCTCTGACACCATCTGCTTTAATATGTCTTCATCAAAGCCCGGGATATCAAGGTCGCCCTGCAGATCCTCTAAAAAGCTATTGAGTGTATCGAGATTTTCAATACCTAAGCTAAAAATCTTGTTGTCTGCAATCATCAGCTTCTTTTTCTGATTTTCAGTAAGGTTGTCATACTTATAAACATCAGCTGTTTCTTTTCCCATGGCAATCAATGTTTCATACAAACCATTTCCTGCCAAGATTACATTGTTTTCGTCAACAACAATCGGACGGATCTGTCCGAACATTTTGACACTTCTTTGGAACTCTTTCAGCTGTTGCTCCGTATGAATTCTGACATTCTTTTCTGGCTTCACGAGGTCCACCAGCTTCATTGTGATAATTTCCATCTTTGTTTCCTCCTGTATTTTGATTGGAGGAACAAATCCGTATGATATATACGCTATCTGCAAATAGCAAAAAGACAGCACTTGCAATCTTTTGTCTGCAAATGCTGTCAAGTGTCAGCAACTTATTTTATTGTCTTTAAGAATGCTTTTGCACTCTCAAAATATTCTGCCGCCTCAATTACTATGGAGCTGTCAATCTCATAGATTTCGCTCCAGGCATTCTCTGTACTTCCTGTCCATTGCCTTGCTGGCCAAGGATGCGTTCCACATAGATAGCCATTTTTCCAATCATATATAGGCGGCATAGCCAAATTATAATAATGGATATATGCCAAAACCTGCTCATGCGTCCAATCTGACAAAGGGCTATATCGTGTAACCCCTTGGCTGTTGGTGTAGATATTGTCACCTTTTCCAACATAATTCCCATCAGCCCTTCGTCTTCCAAGAAGGAGCATATCGAGGTTGTTTTCTTTGTAGTATTTTGCCTGTCCTCTATGTTGAACAATATGGAACCATTGAGCTGCATATTTGCTATCCTGTGGAAAAAGCATGTGTGGATGAGTAACAAGCCACTTAATATCCTGTCCTGTATTGATAATCGACAATTCCGGAGGCTTATTATCCTCAACCCATTGCGTAAATGCTTTATACTCCAAATTGCTGATTACGAGGACGCAGGAGCTTATTCCTGCCCGACGGCAAATTTCTCCAAGCACAAGGGAATCTTTTCCTCCGCTCCATGCGTAGGCAGCTTTCTTTCCTTTCGTCTTGGCTTTTATATCCTGTATGGTCTTATCTACAAGCTGATCCAACTCTTTTTTAGTTATCAGCTGTTCGATTTTGTCAAAAGTTTCTATCCAGTCAGAGTTTTTGATTCGCTGCTTTCTTCCAAGTACGCTATCCATTCTCTGCACCCCTCTTTCTGCTTACAATCAAAGCAACTGTTCCGGATAACAGAACTGTCAAAAGACTGCCTGCTGTCTTATAAGCTGCAGTTCCTGTGATATTTCCATAAGCAAATACAGGAAGTCCTATAATCAGTGCGGTCGCAATGCCAGTAACAACACCTTCTGGTTTGAGCTTTACCCCCTTTAATGTAAATATTGTTGGGAGAAGCGTTGCTGCTCTGAGTGTGCCATACATTAAAAACAAATGCGTAACTGTAAGCCCTGGGATATTGGCAACTATAATTCCTATTACCAACAGTGCAACCATGGCAATCTTGGTCTTTCCGAGTGTATTCTTTTTGAATATGTCTGTTGTGAGGGATGATATTGCACACAGATTACTGTCAATCGTAGATAATAATCCAGATACAATCATAAATAAAAATGGGATTACCGCCCAGCTCGGAAATAATTCTGAAATAAGTTCAAAGTTAATCACACCTGTATCAATTGCCGTATATCCCATTCCAGCTCCGACAAACCCAAGGATTCCCATTGAAAATGGCACCATGCCAAATAGAATTGCTCCAACAAAGAAAGCCCTTCCTATTCGATTTTTCTTTACACAAAATGCTCTCTGCCAAAAACATTGGTCGCCAAATGGTCCTGAGATAAGACCAACTGTTGTGGGGAGTCCAAAACCAAGAAATATCTCTATACCTTTTGCAGAGAAAAGAGAGCTACACTCTCCTGTATATCCGCCAATTCCTGCGAACATATTTTGAAGACCGCCACCATTCTTAATGCTGAAAACTGCAAAGCAAACGCTTGCAATCAACATAAAGACCATCTGTATAGAATCTGTCAGTATAGAAGCCTTTATTCCAGAGAACTGTGAATACGAATAAGCAATCACAGCCATGATTACTGTCATGATCCAGAATGGAATGCCTGTCAGCATACTTAATATTTTGCTTCCTGCCAATAACTGGACTCCTGTAGATAATGTCGATAATGCTCCAAGCTGGAACAGGTAAATATTTTTTACCGATTCAGATTGATATTTCTGGTGCATATATCCAGACAGTGTGATTCCTTCCGGCATTTCTTTTCTTATTCTCCTAGCAAACGGAATAAAGAATATGAGACAAAGCACATTAGGTACCAGAAACCAAAACAGCCCTGCAAAGCCTTTGGTATAAGCATTCTCTGTTGATGTAAATAGTGCAGGAGCCCATATCCATGTAGCTGCAATGCTTAATGCAGATATAAACCATCCTGTATTTCTATTTCCAACACAAAACCTTTCGACGCTTTTCTCTTTGTTTGTCATAAGTACTGTTGCCGCAATCATAATTACCGCATAAGCAGCCAGCACCATAATTGTGTAATTCATTATTTTCCTCCAATCAATATTATTCTGGAGGAGCAGGTGCATTTCCTGTTCAATCGTCTCTCCTTTCTCGGAAAGTTTGCATCAAAAAAGAAGCCTGCAACAACTCTGCAGACTTCCCCGACGTTCGATTTAGAATTTTACAAATACGATTTTGCCATTTATAAGCTGTGATGTCAATGTAATTATTTTGTAGACGGTGGCTTTATCGTACTTTCAATCCGTCCACCCCGAATATAAGAGCGGTCAATCTTTCCTCCGCAACTCTCAAATCGGAATACACATTTTCCTTTGACATATTGTGCTTTGCCGCAATCTCTTTTACAGTAAGAACCGGTTCTGCCATGTACTTATCCCAAACCACATCGTATCTCCTGCGGTCTATATCCTGGTTCGGAGATTTTTCACAATAGGCATCATACAAGCCAAACATTGTCTCGATATGTGAAACGATAATAGCAGTTCTGGTTGCACTTCTCTTGATGCTTTCAATGATCACCTCATTGTCATAAAGATTCATCATTGATTCCAAGATATCCAAAGCCGATTCCTCCATCTGTGTTCGCCCGAAAACTGAGTTTTCCGCATGTTCTTTGAGCATGTGATAATTACGCAGGAGCAGCTTTGTATTCCTCAATCTTCTGTCTGCCCGTTTTCCCTGCTCCTTTTTTCTTTCCTGCTCATAGGTTTTTAATGCTTCCTTTGCTCCAATTTCAGCTGCATTTGCACAAATATCCTTCAATTGTTCTGGTGTAAGAGCTATTATATCCTTTTCTGCTCTTTCTTCTGTTGACTGGCTGTCCATGCTGTCGCCCTCCTTCTTTTTTATTTCAAATTCATAACGAATTATGATATAATCTAACTGTCTGTTGGGAGGGTTGCGAAAGCACTCTCCTTTTACTTTTCATCTGCTTTTATAAAATCCTCAATCGACATTTGCCCTGGTATTTCATAATATGGGAAATCGTCTGAAGCAGTACCTGTTTTTGAATCTCCATCACGGATCCGCATACTGGTACCGAACACTCTCTTATAACATACCGGTCCGTATCCCACTTCCTTGCTTTGTTGGCTTCTCAATTTTCTTCCACATTCCATACAGACTGCCATCAGAAATCACCTCCCTCAAAGATAAATACCTTATGTGCCGGTAGTCTCTTGTCCTTAAAATCTTCCCAGTACATATATGCCCCAGAAGCTAAACAGGATGCCGAGTATTCCTCAATCTCCTTATCATTTTTAAGCCACACACAATGACCTGCGACATGTTCCTTTATTTCCTCCAGAAGTTCATTTTCCATAAGTGTCTGTATTATCTGCAAGGTAACTTCCAACCACTTCTCCGGAGTAAACTCTCCTATGTTGGTCTTGTAGAATTCCTTAAACACATTTTTCTGTCTGGTATTTCCAAATCGTGTAATGTATGTAGTTCCTGTTGGCTCGCTCCTGCCTATTCGATGATGTATTGCATAGTCTGAAATACTAACTATTTTCATCCTCCACCTCCAGCCTGTCTGCAATAAGCCGAATAACATCTGCCATAATTGTTCGTTGGTCACTATTTTTTTGAACAACCTGATTAATCTCAATATCTGGAATCGATATCTCAATATCATTTAAAAATTTATTGACCATCTGTTTGCTCTCTTCCACTGTAAACGGCGGCATTTCATACTTTTGGGAACATCTACTCACAAATGCTTTATCTAAAATATCTAATCTATTTGTAGCCGCAATAACCACAACATCATTTGCAAGTTTGTCAAATTCCTGCATTAAAGTAACTGTAACTCTACCAATTTCCCGGTCTGCTCCACTTGAAGTTCTTTCTCTATTGCAACTTATAGTATCAACCTCGTCCAACATAAAAACGCAAGGATTTGTAGAGGCATAGGTAAATGCCTGCGCAATGTTCCGAGAAGTAACCCCCATGTAACTATCCACAACCTTTGAAAAATTCAAATAGCAAAAAGGCAATCCCATTTTGTACGCTATGTACTTTCCAAACATTGTTTTACCTGTCCCAGGCGGTCCATAGAGTAGAGTTGCATTTTTGTATGGTATCATCAGTTCCATAAGTTTTCCGCTAACCTTAGCCAGTCTGAAAATATTTTTTGCAATGATTTCCTGTCGTTCTGTCACATAGTAGCGATTCTCTTTGAACGACAAGGAAACATCTTCGCAAACAAGAATATCTTTTAGGTTTCCCGGAAGTTCTATCATTCCTGCTCCCTCCGATGTGAGGATGTTCTTATATCTGGTCACAAAGCCTTTGTTTTTTTGAGTAGTGTCCGCATTCAATGCAGCCACCGCCCACTTTCTGGCTTCCCTTATATCATTCTCGGCAATTGACTTTATTAAGTTCTGTTCGTAGTTTCCTAATCCCATCACAGTCCCCTCTCTTTCAGCTTTCGGTCAATAATGGGTACAAGCATCCTTACTGAGCATTTCATGTGTAAAGTAGTTGGAGCATCCACAATTTTACGGAGCATATCATAGTACACTTCCTCTGCAGACAAATCCTTAGCATATTCCTCTGCCTGTTCCCTCGTTTGCTCTACTATCTGAATACCTTTACACTTCTCTGAAATTTCATGTATCAGTTCTACAGCTCTGCTCGTAAACACTATTTCATTATTATCTACTACTGGCTCTTCCAGCAACTTTTCCATAAGTTCATCTATCATTGTCTTTCCTTTCTGCATTTACTGCTTTCTCATATCCCAAGCACCTCATAAATCGTTCTGGTTTTCCACAGGCTTCATAATGTTTGCAGTCAATGCACACATTTTCTTTCTCATGTTTTTCCATCAAGAGGCTTCCCCACCTTCCGCAGTTTCATTTGCACTTTCCGCCCTGTTATTCCATACCTTTGCAGCCCTATCTTTGCACTCTTCAATACTGGTAATAGTATTATCTTCATGGTTCATATCAGGACAATATCCCTCGGTTCTCGCACCACATTTTCTACACTGACACCAAATAGCGAACCCGTATTTCTTATTGACAGCCTTCATTACTGCCCTCCCGCCACAAAACGGACACGTTTTAAGTTCTATACTCATAATCTTTACCTCACAATTCTAAATTTTTTCCTATTCTGCCTTGCATGATAATCATCTATCACATATTCATGGCATTCCTCTCTTTCCATATTTTCGGGACTTTCTCCATCAAAATTATTGCATATATCGCAAAAGAAACACGGGTGCCAGTCGTATGGCACTTCTTCCGGATTGACAGTAAGGCTCTCTGCATTATTGATACACGACCTGCATAAACAGTAGTAACATGGATCCACCATCGGAACTCTCTCTTGCTTATGTTCCGGTGGCTTTTCCTCTGTTATATTCATAAATTCATCAAATTTCAGTTGTCCATTCATAGTTACTCATATGTTGGCTCCGGCTTTGTGTCCGAATAGACATAATCTTCATCGCCCAACTCGTCAGCAATAATTCTGACATCTGCTCTCTGCAGCTTTAAGAGTAATAAGTCAAACTCATCCAGATTTCTAAGAGAATTTAGATTCGGGTTTGTATCTACTCTTATTTCCCATCCATCCTTTCTATCTCCATGCCACTTAGAGAGCCGTATTGTTCTGTTGAGTTCCTCCTGCTGTTCCTCTTCATCCACTGTGAAATCAATAGTGGCATATTTGAATGAACTCCAGCTTCTCTCGCGATCCTCCTCAAATTCAAAGAAAACAGTCATTGCCTCATACTCTGGTGACTCATCCCATTCAACTTTTCTGTCATAGGTATCCATATTTCTTGCGACAAACTTTTTGTATTCCTTAAACAAATCCGTTAATTTCATTTCTGTTATCTGAGGTTCTTTCATCAAATACTGGAAATTTTTCAACATTTGCTTATTATCCATAAGAACAGATTTATTAACTATTTCCGTAAGAACTGTATCTAATTTTACTATATAGGCAGACATATCATAGTTTTCAATAAACGGAACTAAAACCTGCTCAACTCTTTCTTTGACCGCCTTTTCAAGCTTTCCATAATTAAATGAACTAGCTATTGCTTTTTCTATTCCATCCGTCACCTTTTCTCTAATAATCTGATCAACAGTTCCATCCGATAGGATTTCATCTGTGATTCTCTTAATATCTTCATCAAAATTTGCCATACTATTTTCCTCCTAAATATCTATAATATTCGATTGCTGGTTTTATAGCTTTTTGTACACCTGTAAGCACATTTGCCAACCCTGTCTCTATATCCCGAACGTCAATACCATTCATCTGACAAGCTATAGCCAGCCTCATTTTATCTTCATCTGGAGCTTTGCACAGTGCTTCGTGAATCTGTTCTTTTGTCATAATATGCCTCCTAAATTTCATTTTAGGCTAAACCCTAAATACAAATCCCCTGCAGTAAGGTTCATCATCTTCATAAATCACAAATGTTTCATGTTCTATTGGAACATCATATGTCCATGGTATTATCTTTCCGTTCTTATCTTTCTCTTCACACCATTTTGCAGTAAATCCGAATACATCCGAACGCTCACAGTTGTGTACTATTCCACCATTAGGAATAGCCTTAACATATATTTTGCCACCTTCCCAGCAATCCCCCTCATCTGTTATTGCTCCCTCTAATTCAACCAGGTCATCACTTGCACCTGTAACAATTACAATTCTGTTATCTTTGGCAAGCTGTAATTCTTCTTTGGTAAACATTCGATAGTCATATTGTCTTCCATCAATTAAATTCGCAAATTCTTTTAATTCCATTGTCCTTCCTCCATCACTCTTAGTTATGCGTATCTCTAAAATTCTCCATCGCCCACTTATTTCCAGTAGCCCGAATCTTCGCTTCGGCTCTCTCCTGCGGTGTAGAGCCTCTGCCAACGCATGCGAGTATGGATTTTCTTATAGAACTTCCTTCCGTTAATCCAGCGGCATCTAAAGCTTCCTTTGTTCCGCACTCATCGCATATCATTGTCTTATTGTCTACTCTTGAAAGTGCTCTTAACCACTCTGTTTCTTTTCCGCATCTTGGACATTTCATATTTTCTATCCTTTCTGGTGTGATTGCCGCACCAATGGTCTTTGTGATATGCACCCATGCAGTAATTTTCATGGGTGCAGCTGTTACACATCTCCTTTGGTGTCATTCCTGCATAACCTCGGGATTCTGTGGTTCTCTAACCTTCCATCCAAACAAACCTTTTTTAGCAACAACCTTCTCACATTTTTCTGTAAGTGTAACTTCTCCACATCCCATCATTTGTAAAATTGTTGGTGTTGGTTTTCCAATTTCTGCCCCACATTTTGAACATATATATGGAATGCCCTTATCATATATCTTCCCGCAATCCTTACATCTGCAAACTTTTTTATAATCTCCCACTAAAATAATCCTCCTTCCAAAATTGCTCTTGCAATAATGCAAGCAACAAATCCGATACAATATGTTCTCTTGTTATATCTGCTTTCATCAGCAACCATTCCGCAAAGCATAACAAACGCAATTATTATAAGTATTATTTTGAACACCATTTGTTTCTCCTTTCCGGGCGGAAGCACCTACCGCCCTTTTTTATTTGTGTGATATATTCCTTATCCGAGACCAATCAGATAGTGCATAAACATTTTGTTAATAGATACTTGGTGCTTACTTTATAGTCACAGGGAGAACGATTGTCTTAAAATCGCTATCCTCAGCTTCAATAATCATTGGCATTTTAGGACTATGTAAGGAAATACCTACATTGTCACAATCAAATGCTTTAAGTGTTTCAATTACCAATCTTGCATCAAATCCTATGGTCAATTCCTCTGAAATATCTTCCTGTAAATCAACTGTCTCATGGTAATCTGTTGTCTGGTCCTTGATGCTTAAACTAAGCTGACTCCCTGCTATTTCAAATTTAACGGGGCATTTTTCAGCAGTACACATTTTGGCTCGTACCATTGCGTCCAGAAACTCTTTACGAGATATTACTGTATGTAGTGGGAGTTCTTTAAACATATTCTGATATTTGTAATACTCTCCCTGTACAAGCCTTGTGCATATTTCAAAATTCTCCGTTGCAAATATAGCCATTGCATTACTATGTCTGATTCTTACCTCTCCGGTTAGTTCGAGTGTCTTCAACTTATCTATTGTATTCTTTGGAATAAGCAGCTCGAATTCTCCGTCATAATCAATCTTATCCCACGCAAGGACATGTCCATCAAGTCCTACGAAATTCAGCCGTCCACCCTTAGCCTGCAGACACATGGTTGACATAGTGGCATTTCCTCCCTGTTGAGGAATTGCATAAGAAACTCTTTTTACGGATTCCAGTAGTTGTCCCGCTTTAAGTGTAAACTCGCTACCCTCTCCATCAATATCCGCTACCGGAAATGGCTCTGGATCCATTGTCTGATACTTATTTTTGATTTTGTCTGCTCTTATCGTCATTGTATTGCCATTTGAAACAGAAATATCTACTTCGCCGTCTGGCAGGTTATTGATAAGGTCAAAGGCTCTCTCCGGAATAATAAAGCATTCTCCCTCTGTGCCATCTAACTTCGCCTTAACGGTCATTTCTAAGTTGTTGGCGATTAAATACCCTTCCTTTACCAAAATCCCCTGTAAGATAGGCATTGTTGTCTTTTTGGGAACAACCCCCTTGATCTGATTAAGCTTTGTTGCAAGCTCCGTTTTCTGTATTTTCATCTTTCAATTCCACTCCTTCCAAAATAAGAATCGTGCATTGTTTCTCCTGCAACCTATAAGGCTCCAGTTCCTGTTCTGTCATAAATTTGTGGCAAAACAATTCTTTCATTTTCTTCCAAGTCGCCCATGGCACTCTATAGAATTTGGTTAGCCCTAGCGATACCATCACATAGCAATGAGCACCGAACTTCTCGTATATGTCCAAGCTCTCCCATTGCGTATCCGTCACAACATTTTGTCTGATTCTGTCACTGTCAGTATGCTTCGCTTCAAACATAATCCCCGTTCCGTCACAGAGGATTCCTTTGTAATCAGGCTGTCCTTTCTTCTCGTAGTATCCTTTGACAGTTCCATCCCTATCCTTGCCTGTGATATGAAATGGCTCTGGTGTCTTTTCTATGTGAGCCCATCCGTTTCGCAGATAGAATTCACACGCATTTGAAATCCACCTCTCGAATGTCTCTCCGGATGCTTTGCTTCTCCTACCAACAAGCTGTCTTCGAGGATCAGGCATCAGCTCTCACCTCCAGATGTTTTTCAAGAATAGCTTTTATATCAGCCAATTTAGTTGCTCCAATTCCTTTCACAGAGCTGATCTCCTCTATAATTCCTGTAATATCCACAGTTTTATGCTTGGGTGCCTGTGTTTTTCCACAATTAAAACCTTCGCTTCTCGCCTTTTCCACTCTGTCCTCAACGTAATGTACCAGCTGCTCATCTGTCATTTTTCTTATCTTTACAGCCTTATTGTGAATAGCATTCTCGTCAGTTGTTCGTCTGCAGCTTCTCTTTGCCATATCGTTCTTCCTTTCTTCTTTTGACACTCTCTGGATTGCTATGCTGGCGGTATTGTCAGCATAGCCCTCTCTGTTTGCGTTCCATTTACTCATCTTCATCACCTGGACCTATCGTTACGCTCTCTGCCAATCCAATAAGCTCCGGTATATCTAATCCAAGATCTTTGCAAAACTCTTTGAAGCAATCCCTGCACATAAACCCGAATTGTTTGGGCTGTTCGCCTCTTTTTGACCTTGCCAGCAGGGTTATCATTTCGCTTTTTCTCAAATGAGCCTTGCATGATGCACAGCCATCAAACAACTTTGCTTTCAGCTTCGGACTAATCTCCGAATGTTGCAGCTGCTTTGGAAATTCTCGGCGCATATTTTCTTCCCCGACAATCGGAATCAGACTGTCTTTCATGAAAACTGGCACTGAATTATAATCAGCTTTTACAACGATATCTTTTATCCATTGCAGTTCTGGCACTATTTTATTTTTGTTACGTCCCGTCTCTGCTCCGATGATTATCCAATCAACCTGTCGAAACATCACATTATGCTTAGAAACAATGTCCTCCATTAGTGGTTCAATGCTGACAAACGTATTGCATCCAGCAGGAAGATAATTAAATCTATCAGCATCCGCATCACAGGTAATGGTTGTTCCGTACCACATATTTTCCAGTCCCGCCGGCACTCCAACTTCTGTATATCTCTCTGGATTCTTTGTAAGAAACAGGTAATTGTGAATTGGGTTATCCAAACAGGTTTCCATTACATCTCTGATCCATTCGTCCGGAACCCATTTCCCAAATATGTCAGCCATTGCCCCGACAAAAATGTTATTTCCCATTTTGAGCTTTTCCGGATAATCCATGCGGTACTTGTGGTATGTAGGTTCAAATCCAAATGGATAAACCAATGTATTTCCCGTTTCATTTAGCATTGGTTCTTCCAAAACAAATACATTGTCTGAATTATCTGCCGCAGGCTCTATTGAATAATCTTTCTTCGCCATCAAATTCAGTCTTACATCTCCAGCAAATCTGGCGGTCATTCTTCTTGCATAGCAATATGAACAGTTGTGTCGGCATCCTGTAATCGGATTCCATGTATGATCACACCACTCAATTTTTGATTTATTCACAGCGTTCCTCCTTTCTGACATATCCAAGCTGAACTTCCTCTTCCCATGGAACATCTGAACAATTAACATGCTGTCCGCACTTACTGCAATAATCCGGCTGATAATCTGGACCGGCATTGAGGATATGGTTACATCTAGGACAGATACAATACTGATGAAGCGTAATAACAAAGCCATACTTGTTGTATGTTCCATGCTTGATTTTGGGTTTCCTTGCAATAAACTTCGGTATTATCAAGCTAGTTACCTGTTTCAGCATTTGTATCATCTCCTTCCACCCAATACTCTACAAAGTACATTGTCTGTCCTTTTCCTCCTGGTCGCTCTTTGCCAATTCTCACTGCATATCCTGCCTTTACCAGCAGGCAACAAAGTGAATTTCTATCCTCGTCATTGAGCTTCTGTAGTAGATTTTTTATTCTGTATCTCTGCTTATCTGCCATTATCATCCCGCCTTTCTATGCTTTGGGGGTTCGCTCGCATATTCCGTCATTTTTTCTTGAAATATCTGAACAAACGCTTTTACTTCTGGTGTCATATCGCAATTATGAGAACCTCTGCACTGGACTACTTTCCCATGCCATTCCAAAGTGTAGTAGGGTTTCTCCGGCTCTTCTTTCCTCCGAATGAAGAAAATCATGGTTTCTCCCTTTCTAACTCTCTCCATATAGGTGCCAACACAATGATGTAATGCTTCTCCTTCTTTTTTCAGTTCCTCTAAACGATTCGGAAGCCTTATAAACAGTCCCTCTATGTTGAGATTCATTGCTTCAACATCCTTTGTTTCTTTTCTCAGTTTCTTCAAGGTCTGATTAAATCTCTTGGCATCTTCTCTCGCCTGCTTGTCCTTGAATTTCACATACTGTTTTGACATTTCATCGTGTACATTCACAAAGTTTTTAGGGAACAGATTAAACTCGTTGGTCATGTCATAGCCCATCTTTTCAATCCATCCGATATAATCAAAGTAATCATGATCATATTTTATTTTCTTATCCGATATGTAGCGGCAGACCTTATGGAGAGTGGTGTATTTCATCATGTCAATGTAATTTGTGTAATTATTTGCTCGTCCATTGTCTGTGATGTATCTTAATGTTTGGAATTCATCCCTCTTTAAGTCTGGCTTATATCTAAGAATCTCCAAGTCCCTTATGCTGGGGTCTCCAACTTCTCGAAGCATGTTGTACTGTGTTTTCCCGATTCCAAGGGTTTCCATAATGTTTCTCTTTCCGCTATTGAATACATTTTCGTTCTGTCTGTTATCATCCAAAAACTCTCTGGTCATTCTATAGAATCCAACCTTTAACAGCTGTTCTATAAATGGATATTTCCTGTATGAGTTGAAGTAATTATCTATCAACCATGGTGTGTTAAAATATCTTGGATCGTCGGCAATCTTATTGATAAAAACATCTGGAACACTATATTGCATACAGGTCCCCTTTATATCGCCCGCAAGTTCCTGGTTATACATAACTACACTTCTTGGATATATTGATTCTGACGGAGGGTACCATCCTGTGTATCTATCCCTGTAATAGCACCACCTCATATTAGTGTTCTTATATCTCGCCCACATATAATCAGTGACACCGCTATCTCTGTGTATTGTTCGATATCCTTCACTTGTGGTTATTCTCGGATTATGAAAATCCAGTCTGAAATCTTTTACATGGCAAAAATATCTTGTCAGAATGTTTTCTCCATCTGGCTGAACCAACACGCTCCATGCAACCGATACAAGACTTTGTCTGCTCATTCCCTCACTTTTCGCTTGGAGGAATTTATTACAGTACGGACACCTTACGATTCGATTGTGTTTGACCTCGTCTTGGTTATTCCAAACAGGTATTGTCTTATGCTTCAAATGCTTATTTTCCAAGATGAAAGTATGCTTGCAGCTTGTGCAATAGGCTTCCTTTCTGTCGGTATTGTAAAAAATGTAATTTTCATCCTTGAATACCGTTTCTTCAACAAATGTCTGGTAATCATCTGGCAAAGCTTTGAATCGCTCCATTTCCTGATCGATAACATCTGTTTCCTTCTTATGTTTCTTTGCAAGCCTCATTGCTTTGACTTTATCCTGATAGCGTTCCAACAGTGCAAATGCAGGTCGTACACCACATTCATCTCTGGTTTTTAGCCATTTTCTAAATGTACTCTCCGCTCTCTTTGCATCCATATCCGTTAGGAACTCAAGCTGTTCATAGCTCCACCAATATTCCGCCCAACCCGATTCCCTGCAAACCAGATTGAGTAAGGCTCCCGTTCTCCATTTGCCGCATTCCACTTCAAGCGTTATGTAATTCTCCTTTTGGCAGAACACTCTAAACATCAACGAAATATCTCTCTTATTTCTTCCACTGGTCTGATATACATTAAGTATCAATGTTTCCTCAGCACCAACTTTTTTCTTTTGTGTGGAAATCACACCTCGTTTGCCCTTGCCCGCAACAGCAATATCATGTATTGTTTCCAGATTTACTTTTGAGACCGGTATGTCTTTTAAATCTTTCTTTTTCATCCATATCGCCTCCTACATTCCTAAAAGAGAAAACATATCAAGCTGGCCATCCATGTCCTTATTATTCCTTTTAGGTTTTGCCTCTGGCTTTGGTGCCTCTGTTTTTTTCTCCGGCTCTACTGCTGGCTTGGAAACTTCCTTTTTCTTACTGTCCGTTTTAGTCTTTTCATCCTGCTTTTTCTTTCTCTCCGCAGCTTCTTTAGCTTTTTTATCCTCCTCAGCCTTATCGTCTTTATGGAAATAATCCTCAGCCCATTCATAAACCACATCATCACGAACTGCACAACTACTTCCTTTTGCCTGCTTTCTTGCCTGCTCGTAAATGTATTTGTAGCATTTCTCCCAAGTCTTGTGATCCTGGCATACATCCGAAGCAAGGCTTTCTGATCCCCTGCACCTTTCAATCAGATGTTTGATTATTGGATCTGCAAATGACTTATCCTTAGCTTTTTTCAACTCCTCCTGTAACTTCGTAACTGCTCCAACAACTCCGATATAAACAGAACTGTTATTATTTTCTTTCGCAGATTCAATTTCCTCTGGTGTAGGTGCTGGGATTCCTTCTACAATTTCTTTAAGACTTGCTGTTCCCATCGGGATCGTATCATCTGCATCTATATCATCATTAACCGCCTGCTCAAATGCCTGCTGTTCGATGTTTGAAATAGCCTTTCCCATTTCCGACTGCGGCTCGGATGCTGAAAAATCCATAGCCTCATATTCTTCTTTTAATCTGTCGTTCTCTATATCAAACAATGTGTTACCGTCAGCGTCATAGAATGCGGTTACTTTCTCTCTCTTTAATATCTTGTAGGTAGTATTCCCTACCTCAACTTCGCTCTTGCTATCCTCCGAAGAATATCCGTTTTCCAGATACTCAAGAACAGCTTTGCTCCATTCGTGTTCGTAATCTTGATTATCTCCTAATGCGTAGTGCATTACATTTCTACCTGTTTCCATAGGCTTCCTCCTTTTTATCGAAATCGAAAAACATATAAAAGTGCTCTTTTTCCACTGTTTTTTTGGTGGTTGCAGTTCCACCAAGACCGTCCATTGACTGGAACAATCTTCTCCATGTCCATATTTGATTTTGAAACATTGGCATATACCAGAGTTCCTGTCCCTCTTTTTCATTAGGGAACAGTACATGCCCCGTCAAAGGATTTGTAATCGTATTTGCTATACACACATATCCTGCACACCCCAAAAGTGAAAGCTGTATGTAACACATCATCCCGGTTATTCTGTCTATGTCCTGTGCAACAAAAACCACATGATTTTGAAAATTATGTTTACACTTTTTCATGGTATTTGCGGCAGCTATCAATGTTGCTCCTGCTCCACAAGCCGGATCACAAATGGATAAGTAGCCTTGCTTTTCTATATGGCTGTCAACATCCTCACAGGTTATCTCAGACATCATCTTGCACACACAGTAGGGTGTAAAAAACTGCCCTTTCCAGTGATTTCCAAGATTTAGCTGCATATACATTTCTCCAAGGAAATCCTGTTCCGGATTTCTTTCCAGGGCTTCAACAATGATTGCAAGCATTTTTGCAGGAATCTCTACAGAACCAAGTCTCTCTATGCATTGTGCATATTCTTTTTCTCTGCTCTCATAATGCTCCGGGCTTCTGTCTGCCACATTACTTATTGAGCACGCTATAGCTGTCATCAAATCCGCCCAAACCTGCCAAGAGCTTCGTGAATAGCAGAGTTTATGAAATTCATTTAAGAATTCTTTTTCAGTTCCCTGTATTGCTTCACTCTGCTTCACCACCTAAAATCTTCCTCCTTATTTCTTCAAATTTGCGAGCCCTTTCTTCTCGCTGTTCCTCTGTGAGCGGTTTAGGTTCTGGTTCTTTCTCCTGTTCTATCCTTACAGGCTCTTTCTTCTCAATCGCCGGTACATACTGCTTTTGCAACAGCACTTTGTTTTTAGCGACGAAATCCGGAAGTGCATTTGTATTTTGTGCTTCAGCGGCTTTTTTCTCATAAGCCTCACGGAAGTTTGCCCTATCTGCAGTTGGATTTTCGCTCTGGCACAGCCTGCTCCACCCAAGATTTTTAACTACAGCCAATGTGAGCTCATCCATGGTTGCAAATGCCTCCTGCGGACGATACCACCCATAATCGGACATTGCTTTTTGGACAACTCCCCATGCTTCGTCAAAACTCAGAATTGGTGTTTTACATCTTTCCATGCATAGCTTTCTGATTTCAGCTATGTTGGGTGGATAAATATTGGTGCAAATATGCTCCATGACAGCATTTTCGGCAATCTCATACGGAATATCTTTAAGCGTCATATACCAAAAATCCATTGAGGCTTTATCTTCGAGTATTTTTGAAGCTGGATATGCGGATTTAATTCCGATTGCCAATGTCGCAAATTGCTGTTTATCCATTCGCCCACTCCCTTGCTCCTTGTGCAAACTGCTCTACCTTTGAGCCGCCGGCTGTCTGATTGTAAGATTGCGTATAACCAGGTGTTCCACCTCTGTTCTGAACCTTTGAAATCCAAGCGTTGATAAATCGTTTCATTCCTCCTGCTGTTTTCCGTTTTCTTGGATTAGCATCACACCAGCCTTTCATTGCCCTTAGTTCCTGCATAATGTCAACAGCGGGATATAATTCTGCGAGTTCAAGAACATAACTCTGTGTAATCGGGTATTCTTCACCAGTATTCATCATGATACCTATTACTGGCGGCTCCGCAGCTACTGTCTGCTCGGAGCATATATTTGTATTGGTTTCCGATTCGGATTTGGATTCGGATTG